CAGGTGTTCAGCGGCACCAGCGGCGAGCCGGTGTGGAAGGGCGACGAGGTCAACGGCTACCGCGCCGTGGCTACCAACAGCATGCCCAGCAACCTCACCAAGGGCACGGCCAACGGCGTCTGTTCAGCCATCGCCTTCGGCAATTGGAGCGACCTGCTGCTGGGCTTCTGGAGCGGGCTGGACTTGATCCTCGACCCGTATGCGCTGGCCACCCAGGGCGGCCGCCGCATCGTCGCGCTGCAGGACTGCGACACGGCCGTGCGCCGCGCCGCCAGCTTCGCGGCCATGTTGGACGCGCTGCGCGTCTGACGAGCCAGCAACCGGCGCCGAACCCGGCGCCGGGCCTCGCCCACCTCACCGAGAGCCCCAAATGAAGATCCTCGTCACCCAAGACACCTTCGCCCCGTCGCTCGACGGCCCCACCTTCATCAGCGTCAACGAAGTCATCGACATCGAGCCCGACCACGGCCACGCCATCGTCGTCGCTGGCAAGGGCCTCTACGTCGACGCGAAGGACGCCAAGGGTCGTCCGGCCCATCTGGTGGCCAGCGACAAGCGCCTGGAGGCCGCCGCCGAGCTGCGCGCTGCCGCCGTGGCCGAAGCCAAGGCCAAGGCGAAGAAGCCCGAGAAGACCGAGGCCTGATCGCCATGCCGTTCGACGACGACCTCGCCGCCATGCTCGCCGACGCCGGCGAAGCCATGACGCTCGCCGGCCAGCCCATCCACGGGCTGTTCGACGCCGCGGGCGAGGTCGTGCTCGACGGCATCGTCACCACCGCCACCACGGCCGAGGTGCTCGCCACCGTTGGCGCGCAGGCCGGCCAGACGCTGGTGCGCCATGGCGTGAGCTACCTCGTGCGCCAGGCGCTGCCCGTGCCGCCCGATGGCGCGCTGGTGCAACTCATCCTCGCCAAGGCCTGACACCCATGCTCGCCGCCGCCCAAGTCCGCCAAATCGTCGCGCAGCGCCTGCAAGCCTGCGCGCTCACCGCCGGCCGCGTGTTCGAGGGCCGCTACCACCCGGCCGCCGAGACCGAGCTGCCGTGCTGGTTCGTCGCCATCGAAAGCGAAGACGTGCAAGCCGAAGGCATCACCTGGCCTTCGCTCTTGCAGCACAGCCTGCGCATCCGCGCCGACGGCTTCGTGGCCAGCGCCACGCAGCTCGAAACCCTCTTCGACACGCTGCAGGTCCAGGGCCTGCAGGCCCTCTTCAGCGTGCAGCCGCCGTTCAACCTGCACTGCATCGGCACCCGCCGCCGCGTCGACGACGACGGCACCCAGGCCGCCCGACTGGGTGCCCTGACCCTGCACCTCGAGGCCGTCTTCCATGGCGTCGAGGGTGAGCCCGAGACCCTCATCCCCTGACCCCATCACAGGAGCCCCCACCATGTCTTACAACACCCTCATCGGCGCGCAGTTCTTCCTGAGCACCACGCTGGAAGGCGCCAAGGTCGTCAGCGCCATCAGCAACGCCGCGCCGCCCGTCGTGTCGTCCGCGGCCCACGGCTACGCCAACAACGACGAGATCCTCATCCTGAACAACTGGGATGACTTCAATGAGTCCGTCGTGCGCGCGTCGGCCGTCGCTGCCAACGCCTTTTCCATCGCCGGTTACGACTCGACGAACACCGACTTCTACCCGGTCGCCAGCGCCGTCGGCACCGCGCAGAAGATCGCCGGTTGGACGAGCATCGGCCAGGTCCTTGGCGTCACGCCCAGCGGTGGCGAAGCCAGCTTCGAAGAGGTCAAGCCCTTCGACCGCCGCAACGCCGTCAAGCTGTTCACCGGCTTCAGCGGCGCCAGCCTGGAGCTGACGCTCGGCTGGGACCGCTCGCGGGCCGACCAGCAGGCCATGCAGGCCGCGTCGCGCATTGGCGGCAAGAAGGCCATCAAGTTCGTGCTGCCCGGCGGCATCTACGGCTACGCCTACGGCACGGTCAGCGCCTCTTCGCTGCCCGTCTTCGAGTCGGTCATGAAGCAGAAGGTCGTCATCACGATGGCCGGCGCGTTCACCAGCTTCTGAGCGGCACCATGAGCGCCACCTACAAGCTGGTCGTTGGCGACCGCGTCGAGTTCGACGTCAAGTTCACGCTGAACGATGGCGGCGAAGACAAGCCCTTCGGCATGCGCCTGTCCGCCAAGCGCCAGCCGCTGGGCGAGCAGGAGCGCGAGCTTGGCGAGCAGGTCAAGGTGCAGGAGTTCCTCGCCGCCCGCGGCGTGGCCCTGCAATCCTGGATCGGCAAGCCCCCGCTGCAGGACGCCGAAGGCGCCCCGGTGCCGCCCGGCCCCGAGGCGCTGGACGCGCTGTACCGCCTGGTGGGTGGCATGGTGTCGCTGGTGTTCGCAGGCTACCTGCGCGCCAACGGCGCCGCTGGCGCCTCGGGAAACTGACGCGGCTGGCGACGCTGCTGGCCGCCAACGAGATCGACCTCGGCCCACCCGATGAGCCCCTCGACGATGCCCCACCCGACGACCGCGCCGCGGTTGGCCTCGCCCGCCTGGCAGCGCTCGCCCGGCAGCGTGGGGCGGCGCCCGTCGAGCGGCCCGAGTTCGTGCTCCTGCGTGAGAACGTGCCCGTGCTGCGCCTGTGGGGCGCCGTGCAAACCCAGTGGGCCCACGGCCCGCTTGGGCCCACGGGATTTCAGTGGCACAGCCTGCGGCTACACCCCGACGTGCGCTGCATCCCCGCGGCCGAGCGCGAGCCGCTGCTGCAGGGCCTCGCCGTCATGGAGCGCGCCTGGCTGGCGCAACGCCACCTCATGCAAGCCGCCGAAGCGCGCGGCAAGGGTCTAGGAGCCTGACGCCATGGAAGACCTCAAGATTCGGCTGGTGCTGGAAGGCGCCGAACAGGTGCAGGCTGGTGCTGGCAAGGCAGCTGACGGCCTGGGCCGGCTTGGCCAGGCCGGCCAGCGCGCCGGCCAGCAAGTCCAGCTTTCCGGCCAGCAGATGGCGCAGGTCAGCGCACAGCTGCAAGACTTGTTCGTGCAGATCCAAGGCGGCCAGGCGCCGTTGACGGCCATCCTGCAGCAGGGCTCGCAGTTGTCGGCCGTGTTCGGCGGGGTGGGGAATGCGGTGCGCGCCGTGGGCGCCGCTATCGGGCCAGTCGGTGCGGTCGTCGGTATCGCCGCAGCCAGCGTGGCAGCTGCGGCCGTTGCCTACAACCAAGGCGCGGAAGAAGCGCAGGCGTTCACTCGAGCGCTGGTCCTCTCCGGCAGCGCCGCTGGTGTGACCGTTGGCCAGCTCCAGGAGATGGCCAGGGCGCAATCGCTGGTCGTCGGCACGCAGGGCGAGGCCGCCGCAGCATTGGCGAGGTTGGCGGCCACCGGCCAAGTGTCAGCAGGCAGCCTTCAGTCGGCCGCTGAAGCCGCTGTGCGGTTCGCCCGCGTTGGTGGCGACATTGACGCCGTGGCCAAGAGCTTCGCCAAGCTGGGCGGCGCGCCTCTTAAAGGCCTGATCGAGCTGAACGAAGCCGAGAACTTCTTGACCGTCTCGGTCTACAAGCAAGTCCAAGCGCTGACGGAGCAGGGCAGGACTGCCGAGGCTGCAGCCCTTGCGCAGCAGACCTACGCTGCCGCCGTCAACGGCCGCGCCAAGCAGCTGGAGCAAAGCCTCGGAAGCGTCGAGCGCCTTTGGGTCAATGTGAAGGACGCAGCGAAAGCGGCATGGGACACCATGCTCAACGTTGGCCGGGCTGAAACCACGGCCGGCCTCGACCGTCAGATCGCCATTCTTCAGCGGCGACAGCAAGTGCTGGGGGCCGGCAATGCTCAGCAGCAGACTGAGGCGATCCTGATCGCGCAGCAAGTGTCCGCGCTTCAGAGCCAGCGCGACGTCCTGGCCGATATCGAGGGCGTGCAGCGCCGCCACGCATTGGCTCAGGAAGAGAGCGCCCGGGCCACGAAGCACGTCATTGCAGCCGACGAAGAGGCCGAGAAGGCCGTCAAGAAGCTGGCGGCCGCGCGTGAGCATGATGCCGCCGCGCTGGAGCGTGCCGTCGGCCTGTCGGGCACCTATCAGAAGGACCTGCAGCAGCTGATGAAGCTGCGCGCGGAGGGCGTCAACGGTATTCGCCTCAGCGAAGAACAGTACGTCGCCGCGGTGCAGAAGCTCATCACGGCGCAGCCGGTGATCCGCGAGCAGCTGCAGGCGCAGGCCGAGGCGCAGCGCGAGGCCGCCAAGGCGCTGGACGACCTGCAGAAGGCCGAGCAGCGCCGCATCGACGGCCTGTTCAAGTCGGCCGACCAGGTCGGCGCGAACGTCCTAAAGCTACAGACCGAAGAGCAGGCCCTGGCACTGTCCGTCAAGGCCAACACCTCGTTGGCCGAGGCCATCGAACGCGTGACGATCGCGCGGCTGGAGGAGGCGCACGCCAAGGCCAGCGCCGAGCTGGACTTCGGCGGCGCGGCGGCGCTGCGCGCGGAGATTGAGCAGCGCGAAAAGCTGGCCAGCCTCATCGGCCGCAAGGAAACCCGCGATGCGGCCAAGCGCAGCGCCGAGGACGCCGCCCGTGAGTGGAAGCGCGCCACCGGCGACATGGAGCGCTCGCTTACCGATGCGCTGATGCGCGGCTTCGAGAGCGGCAAGGGCTTTGCCATCACCTTGCGCGACACCATCGTCAACATGTTCAAGACGATGGTGCTGCGGCCAGTCGTGCAGGCCATCGTGCAGCCCGTGGCGAACTCGCTGACGGGATGGCTGCAGGGCGGCTCTGGGGGCGGCGGCATTGGCAGCATCGCGCAGCTGATCGGCGGCGCCGGCAGCTTGACAGGCTCCTCCTGGCTGTCGGCCTTCGGCTCTGGCATGGGCCTCAACGGCAGCCAGGCCTTGGCTGCGTCTCGCGCCTACACGCAGGCCGGCATGTCCGGCACCGGCAGCGCCATCAGTGCCGGCGCGGGCGTTGCCGCCTTTGCGCCGTACGCCGCATTGATCGCCATGGCCATGGGCGCGGCCGACGGCGCCTACGCCAAGGGGTTCAACCAGCGCACCTTCTCGTACACCGATGCGTGGCTCAAGACGGCCATGCTCACGCCGTTCATCGCGCCGCCCACCATGAAGATGGACACCAATGCGCTGGTGGGCCTGGGCGTCAATGAGCGCCTGGCCAATGTCATCACCGGCGCGTCGTTGTGGAGCCGGGCCTTTGGCCGCAGCTCGCCGCAATTGCAAGGGCAGGGCATCACCGGCACCATCAATTCGGGCGGCTTCACTGGCCAGGCCTATGCGGACTGGCTGCAGAAGGGCGGCTGGTTCCGGTCCGACAAGACGGGCACCGACTACAGCCCCATCAGCAAGCAGCTGGATGCCGAACTGGACCGCACCATCAGTGCGCTCTACAAGTCGGCCGGCGAGTACGCCAAAGTGCTGGGGCTGCCGGTGTCGGCGGTCAATGGGTACGCGGCGCAATTCAAGGTCGTCTGGGGGAAGTCGGAGGAAGAGAACAAGGCCGCCCTCGAAGCAGCCGTCGCCAACGTGGGCGAGCAGCTGGCCTCGCGCTACGCGGCCCAGCTCGCGCCGCTGCAGCGCTACGGAGAGACGCTGGCCGGCACCTTGAGCCGCCTGTCCACGCTGCAGACCTTCTCGAACGGCCTGAACTCGCTGGGCGGCGTCTTCAGCCGCCTGGCGGCCACCAGCGTGACGGCGCGCGAGCACCTGATCGACCTTGCCGGCGGCATGGATGCGCTCAACCAGCAGGCGCTGGGCTTTGTGCAGAACTACTACAACCGCGAAGAGATCGCCGGCTTGAAGGCCCGTGAGGTGCAGGGCGCGCTCGGCGCAGCTGGCGTGACGACCGAGGTCAACAGCCGCGAGCAGTTCCGCGCCTTGGTGGAAAGCCTGGATCCGAACAGCACCACCGGCCGCGAGCAGTTGGCCGCGCTGCTGGCGTTGCAGGGCAGCTTCGCGACCGTCTCCGACTACCTGACGGAATCCGGCCTGACCCTCAGCCAGGCCGCCGCCCTCGCGCCGGCCAACGACATGCTCAGCCCGCTGCTCAGCACGGTCAGCCAGCAGCTGCAGTTGGCCCAGCAGTCGATGGACGCGCAATACGAGACGCGCGACGCCACGCTGCGCGTCGTCGACGCGGTTGCCACCTTGACCTCGACCATCCGCGAGCTCGGCGGCTCCTCCGGCGGCTGGATGCCCGGCTACCGCCAGCCCGAAGTGACCCAGGCGTACTGAGGCCGCATGCCCTACCCAACCACGTTCATGATCCTCGAGGAGAGCGAGGCCTCGCGCGGCGCCGGCATCGAGGCGCTGCGCGCGACCAACGGCCTTCTCAAGGTGCGCCGGCTGTACAGCGCCGACAAAACGGACTTCATCGTCGTGCACATGCTCACGCGCGCCGAGCGCGATGAGCTGATGACGTTCTACGCAGCCAACGTCACCACGCAGTTCAGCTTCGCCTGGCCCGGCGACGGCGCAACCTACACGGTGCGCTTCAGCGCCGCACCGCAGGTCTGGCGCAAGGGTCTCTATTACCGCGCCACCGTGCGCCTGGCGGAGGTCTGAAGGCATGAAGTCGCTGTCCGCTGCGCTGTCTGCCGCCCTCGGTGCGCCTGTTCAGCAACCCGCTGTGCTGGTGGAGCTGGCGTTCTCGCCCGTCAAACGCTGGAGCAGCCATGCCGACCTGACCTGGGCCGGCGAGAACTGGACGAAGGAGGACGTGACCGTCGAGTCCCTGCAGGTCGAAGCGCTTGCGCTCTCCGGCGTGCTGCGCCTGGGCAACGGCGACGGCGCCATGGCCGCGCTGGTGCTGGGCCAGGGTGTGCAGGACCGGGCCGTGCGCATCTGGGGCTACGACGCCGGCGCCACGGCCAGCGGCGATGTCGTGTGGCTGGCCGACGGCGTCTGCGCCGCCGCACAGATCGCGACCGACGCCGTGCGCCTGTCGCTGCGGCACCCGGCCGATTACACGCAGGCGCCCCGCACGTTCGTGTCCACGGCCGGCTTCTCGCCGCTGCTGCCGGCCGGCACGGTGCTCAAGATCAACGGCCAGACCTACACCCTGGCCCGTCGGAGCTGACCATGCCACTCATCACCGACGGCCTCACCATCCCGCCCGCCAACACGCTCAACGGCGTCGGCGCGAGCGCGGCCAAGCGCCAGCTGCCGGCTGCGGCCGACCGCGCCGTCGTGCCGCTGGTCTACGGGGAGGACCGCATCAGCGGCCTCATCCTCAACGTGCTGAGCGCCGCTGGTACGCCCGGCACGCTGCTCGTGCAGGCGCTCTGGTGCCATGCCTGCGACAGCATCAACGACCTGCGCTGGCGCGACGACGCGCTGC